TCAATATCTTGACTCAACTGGGCCGCAGTTTCAAGACTGGCTATTGAGTTCTGTGTTCTAATCTTGATATTGTTAGTTCTTTCTTGAGGTCTTTCAAAATCATGAACTAGAGTTGCCGTGACACTAGCTATATTATCTTTAGTAGCATTTCTTAAGGCATCGGCAGTTTTGGATATTTCATAAAGGCTTCATGAACCATGTATCTGGCTTGACCTTCGGCACTATCTTTAGAATATCCATTACTGTCGAGCCATTTTAGCATGTCGGTTTTTCTACCGCGGCCTGGACTAGGGTCTCTAGCGCCATATATTCCATATCCTGTATCTTTATCGTGAGAGGCTTTAGGGTTAAAACCGCTTTCTTGTTGAACCTGTCCAGCTAAAGACGCAACTGCATATGATAGATTTGCTTCAGGAACACCCTGCTTTCTTAACTCGGCCGCAAAAGATTTCATAATAATTTCTTTATTAGAACCTCCGTTTATGATAGATTTTCTAGCTGTATCGATTTCTTCTTTTGTAACTTCTGTGGCAGACATTTTATATACTTGTTTACCTGATTCATCTACAGAATCAATGATACCAAATTTTTGTTTATCCTCTGCTGATAATTTCGAAATAAAAGCAGCATTTTCATTATCTGTACCAACGAGTTGACCGTCTCTCATTTTTTTTAGTATGGTTCTCTCTTCGGCTGTTAATCGAGCGCGAGAACCAGTATCTGAAATATTTACGCCTGTTTTTTTAGCCAGCCTTTCTATCGCAGCTGGAGTAGTTCTTTGCAAGGCAGTTTGAGCGGCCGTACCACCAGCTCTCGATGTAGTTCCTGGTGCGATGGTCGGCGAAGTTGATATGCGATTAGCCCCTTCTGGGGTCATTGCTTTCTGAAAACCTGAGTATTCTGGTAATCTGGCACGATCTTTATAATAAGTTGGAAATAAAGAAGCATACTGAGTTGCAGTCAAGGACTGCATAATACCTTGACCTGATGAACTGCCCATAAGACTCACTCTATCAGAAACAGTCATTTTTAATAACTGTCTATAATCGATAGTCATGTCAGTAAATTTACCCTTAGCCATCTATTACCTTCTTTTGTTTAATGCTGCTTGGTCACGGTTTCTTTCATCTGTTTCCTTGATGTGAGCCTTGAGAAGGTCTAAGAATATCTGTCTCTCCCAGGGCATCATATTTTCTATATCAGAAAGACTGTACTTATGGTGCTGAATTAGCGCAAAGTTAGTCTTATAGAAATTCATCAATTTATCATAACCAAGCATTATTGAAAAAAACTTGCAAAATCCTTATACTCAATATGGTGTTCGAATTTGCATTTACCACATGTCGCATCTAGATTTACAACGAAATATGGAAAGTTTTCAACAAAGGTTTCTAACTTATTGAATTGGTTCTCTGTAAGACCTTCAATAAATTCTCTCAATTCTTCTTTCGTATAGTCTTTCGATGAATGTACCGCTTCGCCATCTAAGATGTACTCTATGCAATTCATCATCACTTTGATCTTACGTTCCATATTATTATCTTTTTCAGATATCATCTTGATAGTCGTATAAGAAGGATATTTCATTCTTATGCTCGTCTTATTGCTCAACTTGATATCTTTGCTTATTTCGACATCTTGCTTAACTTCAGCTTTAGAGATATCAATTTCGGCATTAAAAATGTGTCCGCATCTATTATCTTCGACGACATTGTTACAAGTAAACTTCATGTCTACCGATTCACCAATAGATTTGGCTCTGAGCGCGATGAACAAGTAATCGATATCAAAGAACGGTAGCGTCTCTACATTAATACCTTCAGTTAGAATACAATTATTAATAACCTGCTTCGTCGTATTAATAATTTCATTTTCGTCGTCAGATTCGGCTGCAATCAATAATAACTTTTCCTCTTTAACTAAGAACGGTCTGACTGTGATCTCTTTGCCGCTCGAAGGTATTTTCAATTCATAAGTTGGTAAATCAACTTTTGGCAATGCCATAATATTATCCTTTTCAAAAAATTATACTAAATTAAAATTATAAGTGGACGTTGAAACTGGAGGTGTTATATCGAGTCCTTCTCTTATCCACCATTGATAGGTAAATGTGATACCTAAGCGCAAGAATTGGTCATCAGCCCAAGTTACCTGCTGAGGATTCACAAGGACAGGAAACGAGTTTAGCAGCGTATACGAATAACTAGACTTAGGTGGTTCTCCTCCTAGAAAGAATGGGTTTCCACCATATATGCCAGGAGTAAATGCGTTTTGAGCATAGTCGGTCAACTGGAATATTTGAATATCTGCTCTATAATCATCTCTGTAACCAAAGTCAAATGTACCTGTAGGATTAATTTGTTGCATCCAGTCGTCGAAGAACTGCCTCTCATATCCTTCATTTCGGCATATAAATGTTAAATTGATATCTTCATATGCACTCTGATAAGGCAATTTGAATGATGGTCCATAGTATCGCAAGTCAACATTCATAAAGCCTCTGCCAGGATATTCAGCAGCTTCGCATAGATACATCATATCACGAACCGCAGGATTTCTTGCTGAGATCCTCTGAACCAATTCTCCCACTGGCATAATTCTAGCAATAAATCTAGCCGATTTAGCTAAACTACCATACCTATTGGCGATGGCATCGAAATCGATCATCGTTAGGTTTTGAGGTGCATTTGCAATATATTGATCTGACATTTTTAACCTTTTCTTACAAACAATTCTACGGGTAAGGCAATTGCCTGTTCCCATTCGCTTGCGATAACTTCGACGAATTTACTACGAACGTGTGAGAATAAGTATCTCTTAATACAAGGTCTAGCAGCATTGGCTAGTTTCTTCGTATTGGACAATAGATCGTAAGACATTCTAATTTTAGTAAGTTCGTTCATTCTACTATTAGACTTAAACTCCATCAGGCGGCTTAATAGTGCTGATCGCTCACCCTGACTGAGATAGTGCATATTCAACCCTAAAAACCCGTCTGAATAGCGTTCGATTGGAAATACCAATGGAAATCTATCATAGACAGGTAATGTCTTTTTCATCTTTGGATCATAATAGAAGAAATACATCTTACCGATGACGGCCTCGTCTCGACCTCTATCATCATTACCGACAATATTCTTTCTGTAGCCTGCTGCGGAGCGAGCTTTATTTATGAACCAGTCTTTTGCTTCTTCTTCTCTTTTAGCCATATGGTTATTTATACTAACTTAATTGCAGATAATGGTTGACAATGGGTTGACTTAGTGTTATATTAGGTATGTCCTGTTCGAAATGAATTACTTTATACCAAGTTCATTTTCAGTGATTAACCTAAATTCCCATCCACGGTCTAAACAGAACTCTGTAGCTGATTTCCATTTAGCTTGATTAACACCCCAGGTCATCACCTCTGTCAGATATCTTCTAGTCTTCTTAGATTGTATCTTAGGTTCTCTAGTCTGAGCTTTAGGTTTAACCTCTAGCATTAGAGTTTTAATACCACCATCAGCAGTTTTCACCTTGATAATAAAGTCTGGGAAATACCTATGAATCCTATTATCTACAGGCGATTTGTATGGTATGGCTATCTCTTCGCTTTTCCACTCTAAAACATTGGTATTATCATCTAAATACTTCATGACCCTCAATTCCCATAGGGAACGATAGGTGATCCTTGTTGGGTCACCACCATATTTTTTAGGGTTTTTGGGTGAATACTTACCTGAATATGCCATATAAATATATATGTAACAATCTATTAAAAGGTATTTAAATGCCCGTCGAGACCGCACCACCGCAAACAGTCGATTCAACAAATATTACCGGTATAGGCGGCGCCGGGTTCGGTGTTGATATTGAGGGTTTAAATTTAAGAGAAGATGTATCTAATGATTTTACGGGATTAAATCAGTCTGAATATGATTTCAATTATAGATATTTTCCTAGTGATCTAGCTCAGAACTATAATGGCCATTATATGGTAATTAATATCAACGTCCCCACCAGTGTTACAGGAAACGATACTGCTAGAGGTGGATATACAGATCCTCGATTTATGACCCTGACTAATGAAATGTCAAAGGTTGACAGACTGCGCTTTCAAAACTATTCAACACCAGGAGCAAATCCTAGCGCACGAAATAGCGAATCACTATCTGTTCCTAGATTTACCAGAAGAATTAAAGAATCTATTGCACTCTTCATGCCTAGCAGCCTTGTTCACACTTCGCATAATCTGTATGAAGAAGTTTCATTGACCGCTCTTGGCGGTAAAGTTATGAGCGTAGCCGCAAGTGCAGTAACAGGTACGGGCGGCGCCCTAGCTGGGCAAGCACTCAATGCTGCTACAGGTGGAACAGCAGGTAGAATAGTAGACGCCGCAGGTAAAGTAATTGGCGCTACAGCCTCACTAGCAAAATATCCTATTAATCCTCGTGTTGAAATTTTGTTCTCTACTACACCACAGAGACAGTATGTATTTGAAGTTCTCATGGCTCCTCGTAATGAGCAAGAATCTCAAAGCATTGAAGCTATTATAAGAACGCTTAGATTTCATGCTGCACCTGAAATTGGTAGCGGAACAAGTCTTGGTGGATCTGTTGGTGAACTTGTTAACACTGTGACGAGTGGTTTAGCTGGATTTACTTTTATTCCTCCTGCTGAATTTGATATTACGTTTTACACCAGAGGACAAGAAAATCCTCATATCCCAAGAATTAATACCTGCGTGCTAGAGAAGATCGAAATCGATTACTCGCCAGCTGGTGGCGTATACTCTACATTCCAAAATGGTTTCCCTGTAGCAGTCAGACTTTCAATGGCCTTCAGAGAAGTCGAAATTCTACATAAACTCAGAGTTCTACAAGGATTCTAATATGTCAACATTTCTTGATACTTTTCCTAGAATTAGATATGATATCACTAAGAATAAGCTCTCGGCATTCGATGAGATTACTGATATTACAGTGCGAATTAATGTTGTTAAAGAGGTGCTGGATAACATATCAGCTTACTTTACCTATGATTTATCTGATGGTGATACACCAGAAATTATTGCTGAAAAACTATATAGAAATCCAGAAGCTTATTGGATCATATTGTACGCAAATGATATGTTAGACCCACAGTATGATTGGCCTATGAATTATGCAACTTTCAATAACTACA